CATTCAGCGCCTCAATCAGAGTGAAGCCGAAGGTGTCTTCCTTCTCGTCCTCGAAATAGAGAACCTTATCTCCGCCCCAAGCCTTAACGGAATCACTGGTCATGGAGTTGTTGTTGGTCAGGCCATTTTCGGAAGCATAACCCAGCTCCACAAAAGCCTCATCAAGCTCAGCGGTGGCGCTGGTAGGAAGCGCAGTGCCAACGGGAGCACGATAGATCGCTCCGGTGATCTTCGGTTTACCTGCAGTAACCTTCGTTGCAGTTGCCATAAATATCCCATCCTTTCTTACTCATCATCAGTGTAGGCGATGTTGAACACCGCCTGATACCGATACTCACGGGTTTCCGGATCCGTAAAATTGTAGGCCGAGTTCAGCCTGCAGCTGCTGATATTCACGACGGTTGGCAGATTGCGCATGGCCGCGATCACGGATTCGCACAATCCCGCAGCCGTCAGCATGGACTTCCCATACGTCTGAACTGCCACGGTAGCCAGCCGGATCCAATTGGTCTGGCTTTCACCGGTGCGCTCAATCAGGACGTAGCTGGGATCCGGAGTCTCCGGACGCTCAGCATACACAGGCACATCCAGCTCAGCAGTCAAAAATCGTATAATCTTTTCTTCGAGTATCATTTTCCCAACGCCTTCAGCAGAGTGTTGTTCTTCATGTTGTCACGCCTGGCTTTTCGCGTTGCGGCATGAACAGAAGCGTTGACACGGTTCCGTCCGGTATAGGTAGACACTTCATATCCGGCCCCGGCCCTGGCTGCAATCGCCTGTGCCTGAGCCGAACAAATCGACATCATTTCCGGAGAGCGAAGCAGCTGCCTGACGCCTTCCGGATTGAGCTCCACCATAACATTACCCACAGCGCTCCACCACGACTTTCTTGTTCCAGGACAGTGGAATCAGGTCATCAATGCCTTGTGTGACATATCCTACAGACCGCCATGTCTGGCCCCAGAACTCGATTTTCGCGTCTTCCCAGCTATGCGTGTCGCCCTTGGGAATGCCGAGCACATACTGAGCTTTTTTGCCGTTCAGCGACATTTCGGAAAGCACAGCAGTGTCCGTCTGGCTGACTGGAGCGATGAGAACGTTTTCCACTTCGACAGGCGTTTCATCCCACAGTTCCCGGTTGAAGGCATCTCTGCCGGCGGAAACTTTAGTGTAAAGCGTTATTGTCACACCATGGAGTCCCATAGATTTCCACCGCCCCATACCTCTGACGTCTCAGGCCCAGCCTGGACAGCTCAGATCGTTTGATAAAAAGCCCGCCGCCCGGAACGAGGAAAGATCCGGAAACGCTGTAGCCGAGAGCGCTTTCGGAGTACTGTGTCATGGGCTCCTGGTTTGTGCTGGTCATCAGCGCCCGGGCAATCACGTCCACAGTAACCGATTTTGCGACCTCAACCAGATCCTCATTCAACACGAGCATCTCATCCAGGTCTTTTCCAACTTTCCTGGCTTCCGCCCGGAGGCTGGCACAAACAACCGGAAGCAGTGCCTCAGCCCGCTCGCGCTCTGCCTGAGTCAGCGGTCGCCAGATCGCCGATATGTCATTTAGACTTGCGTACAGTGCGCCCACTCTTCTTCACCGCCTTTTCGGTGGTGTCTTCTTCCGAAGGCTGCTCTGATGCCGCAGGAGCGCCGGCAGGCTCCACGGCCTGCCAGGCGCCGCCCATGGTGCTGTTCACATCGATTACAGCCCCGGTTTTGATATTACGGTACAGCATCTCAGGCATGCACGACAGCGAAGGAATCGCCATCGAGAATGCCCCAGCCAATGTGCGCCTCAGCACGCAGGCACACTTCGTTGTACTGCTTCAGGTCACGACCGGCACCGTCAGGATCACCATATTCGATGACTTCAAGCGGCATATTAGCTGCATAGCCCCAGCGGAAGGCGTTCTGGAAGTCGCCGAGGATCACGTGATCCACGCGGCCCTCAGTCTTGGCCATGGACACGGTGGGATTCATGCTCAGGGCATAACCGGCAAAAGATCCAGGAGCGCCGCCGAAACGGAATTCCGGATACTGCACCACACCATTGACCTTGATCTTGGCCATGGCAGCGCCGAAAACGGGAGAGATAGCGATACCATTGACAACGCCCAGATCGGCCACGACGGCCTGCACAGCTGCGTCCAGATTGTCATCTGCAGTGGCTGCAGCATAGGTCACAACATTGGTGATGAGCTCTTCATCGTCGAAGTTGTTTCCGGCAAGTCCGGCCACTTCGGCCATAGTGCGCGGGTTGAGACCGTGCATGGCGGCAATGTCCATACCACGGGCAATCTTGGCGGCGAAGCCATTGCCAAAGACCTGCAGATAGTTCAGACGGCCCTCGTCAGAGCTCTTGATGAACTCGTCAGAGACACGAGTCTGATAAACAAATTTGATGGGACGGATAACCTTGGGCGTGAAGCTTGCGTTGCTTGCCGGCTTTGCCTGTCCTTCACCCACAATCGCGGCCTCACCGTCCATGGAGAAGGTGAACACCTTTTCCCCGTTAAAAGGCAGGGGCGCCTGGCCGCTCAGAGCGGCGATAGAAGAATAACCCTTGACCTTGCTGAAGATATCAGTTACGAGTTCTTCAGGCAGATTCAGCATGGTAGTAGCCATATATTTAGTCCTCCTTTAGTGCCTGGCTCACTTTGGCCCAGGCAGTTTTTACTCTGTCGCTGTTCGCGCCATCGTTTTCCGTGGTTCCGAGCGGTGCCACAATCTTGGCGCCCATGAGCTTCTTCAGCTTTTCGGCGTCTTCTCTCATGGCCTTTTCGTCATCCCCGGAAAGCCGCTCAGCCAGCTCATACGGGAGACCAATTTCATGGGCGATTCTCATTTTTGCCGAGCTGGTCTCGTAGCCCTTAATCTTCGTCTCCAGTTCCGTGATTTTACCGGCCTGTTCTGTGTACCCTTCGAGCTTCTTGTTCAGGTCAGCGATCTGACTTTCGAAACCGGTGATTTTCTGGTCCCGCTCATCGATCTGTGCCTGAAACTGCTTTGATACGGTCTCCCTTTCCCGCTGGAGTCTGGCACCCAGTACCTTGTCCAGCTCTTCCTGGCTGTTAATTGGCGTAAATTCCATATGAATGCTCCTCCCACTTAACCCGGTGGTATCGGTCTGTATTTATCAAAAGCCAATTCCTGCATAATGCAGGTTTCGACTTTCAATAGCTAACTCGCTGCCGTTTCGTCACAGTTTTGGTTTTCGCTCCACAGATCCACTGTGCAAGGATCATGGAGTCCATCAGGCTGATGTCGTAGCTGTCATTTATGCTCTTGTATCCGAAGCCGCCATTGGTGCCGATCAGGCGCTTATCGCAGTTTGTCACACTCTGAACCAGACTCTGCTGGCCCATATGGACCAGCTCTTTTCGGCTCAGGCGCTCCTCGAATACCGCATTGGCAGCAATAATCTGCTTCACCGTCGGTAACAATGGACGCTTCAGATGGGCATCTTTCATGGCATCCGCCAGAAGATTCTGTCCGGACTGCCCGTCCACAACTACAGCCTTGACGTCTATCCCACGTAAAAAGGCCACAATCCAGTCCGTTCCTGCCCGGAACGGTCTGCAATCGATGGCCTCGACAAATATTCTGTTATCCTCTGTACGGATCGCAATCGATACGGATACGGTATCCGTTTTCGAGTATTTGATTCCGACAAAGATATGACTCCGCAGTGCTGGCAGCTTTTCGGCCTTCAATTCAGCCCACTCAGCTGCAGAGATGACGGATTTGAGATTGTACCGGATCCAGTATCCGAGGCGTTGGATATTAAAATCCAGTGTGTCCGATCCAATCTCGGACATGATATTTCGTTCTTTGAGTATGGTTCCGAGACTCGGATTCGTCTCGTACCAGGCATCACGGTCCATGGGATCATGCATCTCGTCCACGGACCATTCCGCCCAGCCGGTTTCCGGCATGGCGCCCGCGATCACCTGGTCCCTCATGTGCATGAAAACGGTACCAGATGATTCTGCCGTGGGCGGTGTTCCGCAGAAAATGGTCTGCGGATTCTGCGAAGCGGTGACGATATAGACCAGCGCGGTAGCCTGGTCATCAGTGTATTCCTGTGCCTCATCTATAACCAGCAGGTCAAAGCCTTCACCCAGGCCGCCCTTGCTGGTCCTGGTTCGAAAATCAATCTCACCGCCGGTTGACTTGATTCGGATCCGCTCCTGGCCAAGCGCGCCTGAATCTTTATGCTCG